AATTCGTTTGCAAATGCATTGTCCTGGAATGTTCTGATAACTGGGAAGTAGTCATACCACGCAGAACCTGCATTCTTTATATCTGTCAACTCCTCATTTGTCAATGAAGGATTAATCTTTCTTAACTCTGTATAATGAACCTGCTTAACCTCACCAACATAATATATATCAGAAAAGTCTGGTCTTTCAGTGTAGCTATATATAATAGATGCTGGATCAACATATTGAACTTGCACACCAGCTCCTGGTAAAAATTCATGTTTAGCAGCTGCAATTCCTATCTCTGTTATATCCCTATATATTTGTGGCTTTATAACATCAGAGAAGTCATTCATCTCAAACAATGTATTTATTGCTACCTCCTCTGCTATTTCTATTGACGGCTTATACTTCAACTGCATATAGAGAGACAACTCTTCTTCTGTCTCTGGTATCTCGTCTTGAGGAATATTGAATGCATCAATACCAAACTGCTCTTTTGTTTGAACCAAGAAATCCTTGGCAATCATTTCTGATTCTACCATATCCTGGAAAACATTCTTTTTCTCTGCCGAATTAATGTCTTGAGATTCTGCCTTAATTGAGTAAGGCCTATCTATCATTCCATTTACAACAATGTCTACAAACTTTGGTATAATTGGAACAACTGACCAGTCAAGATTCATGTATGACAAATCACCATCAACAGCCAACAAGTCCTTGTATACTTTTGTAGGTTGCTGCCCTCTTGCGTATAATCTATACTTATGAAATTCTACATATTGATCGTAATATCTACAACTTCCTACGTTGGCCTTTCTAAACCATTCCCCTTCTACTGCTTTCGCAACCTTTAAACCATACTCCTTAGTGCTTTTTTCAGCATCTGTGGCCATTTGGTTTGGAAATGGCGAATTGTTTATAACTACAGATGATTTGCTATCCATTATTTTTTAGTTGACTACTAGTGCCAGTATTATTATATCTTGCAAAAGTAACATTAATTTTTGATTTTTCCACTTGCTTATGAAACAAATGCTTTCTTGTTGCCATAATAGCTAGGCCAGAACTTATTGAGGCATCATGTTTTGTTCTATTATTTATATCGAACCTTGCCCAATCCTCCAATGTCCTTGAGAAATACATTGATCCCATTTCATCTGGATCACGATATGTCCCCTCTTGATCATATCCTACATATTGTTCTATGTATGTACCAATAGATGATGCGTGAGCTTGTTTTACATCCTCTGATGAGTTAGGTATACCACCAAGCTCTAATTCTGTCTTAGACAGCTTAGATATGTGCTTATCTGGCCTGTTCATCGAATATGCCCTATATCCCCTATTCTTTAAGTGATATAACAACCTTGTTTTGTTATTTTCTATAAGTATTGGCATGCCATAAAAAACTATGGCCATCAACACATCTTCAAAGAATATTTCAGCTGTCTGCGTTCTTGTTATGTATTCCAAGAAAAACTGATTAGTTGGTGCATTACTCTCCATGTGGAACGTAGTTAATCCATGCAAGGATCCGTTTGATCCACCTCCACCAACTGTACCAGATATGTCATATGGATCGCATCCAAATGCACCCAAATGTTCATTCCCTGGTCTTTTCTTTCCGTTTCTATCTGTAATAGATCTATTTCTTAGTTCATTCCCTGGTATCCATGAAACTAAAAAACGACCATTTGTTTCTGGAGTCCATACAACTTCCGAATCAAGAACACCATTCTTCCAATGGAAGTTACCCCTTGTAAGAACTCTTTCTTTTATTAGTGAGTCATTGTAGTCTATCTGCTGATATATCTTAGTCAAGTTATACAATGACTGCTTTGACTCATCTCTAAATGCATGAGATTCAGTTCTTGGATACTGTCTATAGAATTCGTTCAATGCATCTGAATCATTTTTTAATGCATTAACCTCGTTATTCCAATATGTTATTACACCCATTGATATCATCTCTCCATCTATGCCAACAACTGGTGATTTTGGATTCTCAAAAACTGGGAAACCATACTCATCTATAAACCCTTCAAAGTTCCACTCCATTGGTATAAACAATGAGTATAGACCACTCTTTGTCTGTCCGTTGGCAGATCTTTGTTTTGGGTTTGAGTCCATATACATCTTCTTAAAGTTCTCTCCACCCTTTGATAATGCATTCGATGTTGATCCCATCATACACTTACCAATAATCTTAGATCCTAATCGTAGACATGTTTTTGTTACCCTCCAGTTATTTAATATATTATCTGGCTTCAACCATTTACCACTTTCATCATGTACAAGCAGTAAAAGTTTCTCACCATCGTATGAGTTGTCAGCAGTATTTTTCCAATCTATTGTTGTATCCAAGCCTTCTATTATTTCGGCTTGTTCCTCATTCATACTTTTCTTAGTAATCTTAGATGCTGGAACCCTAAATGATAACTCTGTCTTTGGATTGTCCATACCATCCTGTATGGGCTTGAAGAAAAATGGGTAGTTCCTTACTATTGGAACAACTTTGTCTGTAAACATTGTCTTAGCGTCAGATCCTGTTTTTGATAATATCCCTAATCTTGAATCCTTTGCTAGAGTTCCTATATTCGCAGTTTCTCCAGAACTCATAAAAGAAAATCCAGAACGTCTATTTTTCAAATAACACATTCCAAAACATCTAGCATCAGCCTTGCATGCCTCCCAAAATATATAGAATATTCTATTTGACTCACGAAAGTCTGGAAGTCCAATGTCTATCTTTGACCACTGAAGGTACATATAGTGTGTTCCAGTTATATATGTAGGAACACCCTTATTCATGAACCAATGCCCAAAATCTCTTTTGTCAAACTCTGACTCTATATAGTCAATCCACTGAGACTTGAATTGGTTATCTCTTCTTGACCACTCAAAAGATGACTTTATTTTTTGTAATTCTTTTGGGAACTCTTGAGCTTGCCATTTATTTCCTAAAACTTCAATATTTTGAGGAGTTTTAGGGAGTGCTATATATAAACCATTTATTTCATATATGTCTCCTATGGTTCCATCTTTTGATATAACAACAACATCATAGTCGCTATCATATCCGTACTTCCAGGATTTTGATTTATTTCTTGATCGTATAGCGTTTCCGTTTATATGATCTTTTACGATAGTATATATATCGTAGTTATTATTTCTTTCCGCTGTTTCTAGCTCTTCCCTCTGCAAATCCTCCATTTCCAAGATTTATTTCTTTAACTGGACCAGATTCAAATTTAGCCCTTTCAGAGTCTATCTTCTCAAGCATAAATAATGCATCTTCAAATGCTAGTCTCTTGGCTGCTGCTGCATTCTTCATTTTGTCAGCAGAAATATCATCGTCACTATTCCCAATGATTACATCGTTTAGTACGTTGATCAATTCGTCAACTGCCTTTTCTGCCGCCTTTAATAGTCTGTCTTTTTTTGTTTTTAAATCTTCAGACATAAATTTTTAATTTTCATTCGGTATAACTTCTTACCGTCAATTCTAAATTCATACTCTGACTCTGGTTGAAATGATACCAAATCACCAGGTTTCAACATTTCATTATTTGGTATGTATGCCACTTTACCATGTAGATATTTTTCGATGTCATATGAAAGCAGTACATCAGAATTATCGTTCTCTATTGGCTCCACAAAACAATACGGATATGGGGACTTCCACTCATCCTTACCATATAAAAATATCTGATCTAATTCAAGTATGAATATATCATCTTTATAATGATTCCAACTAGACTTTTCTCGGCCCTTCATGTCATAATATATTCTAAATACATTATGATGAACAACAACCAAGTCTCCACTCTTAATATCTCCATCGTAACCGATAGGAACAGACTCAACTATTCCTATCCTATTGGTTACTTTATGGTCTTCCTGTGAAGAGGATATAATAAAATCTTTATCACCATACTTTCTTATGCTGTCATATCTTTGGCCATTGTATGGCTTTACGACAAAATAGTGAGGAGATCTCATTTAGAAATTAATATTATATTCTATAGATACTGGCACAGTTGATCCGATGGACTTCCACTTAACAGCTTCTCCATCTTTCTCAACCCAAACATCATACAATCCATCATCTGTTCTGATTATATCAAATACGATATATTCTCCACTCATGACTGGTTTCCCAACCTGGAAATGCATTGCGTTTAAAGGATCAGTACCTATAGAAATTTTTCTTATTATCATGATACTATTTCACCAGTCTGCATATTGACCTTGCCTTCTCCATATTTATCATGGATTTCTTTTTGAACTTTTAACAAGTCATCATGAGCTATGCCAATATTCATTAATGTTGTTTGCTTATCTGTCTTTAGACGCTCTTCAGCTACAACTACATCAGCCAAATGTTCTTTTAGCTCATAGTAGTTCATTCGTGCTGCGCTAAATCTTTGCAGCTCGTCTTCTGTAAGTTGTTTTTTTTCTTTTTTTCCCATTTTATTTAATTTAATTTACGCAAATATAAATAAAAAATCCAAACCGATTGGCTTGGATCTCTATAAAATATATATATGTTAGTTATAGATTCTGACTTCTAATGTTACATTGAGTGAATCAGTAGTGTTACTTTTTTTAACAACTATAGTATCATCTGTGTCAATATAAAATGAAAGATAATATGAAGCAGATGGATCCGTATTGTTTATAGATAAATAAACCTTGTCTGGATCTGCAAATGCTCCAGTTAGAGTTCCTGTATATATTCCAGCTGATGTTCTAGTCCAAGTTATAGTTCCTGTTCCTGAATCCATAACAGCTGCCAAAGGTGCAGATGTTCCAGATTGCTTTAATTTAGCAACATATGATGTATACTTTGATGTATGAACAAAATCTGCAATATCACCTAATGGAAAATTTCTTGTTACATCATCGCTAGCACTACCTATTAATTTATAATCAGGTAGTATATTTGGAGTGTTTGAATAATTCTTAATTAGTCCCATGATGCAAATATACTAATTTTTATTTACCTTGTCCTTTGTAAGACTTCTTATAATTCTTACTAGACTTTAATTTTGATGTCTTAGTTTTAGCATGAACCCCTGGTCTTTCTACATGCTTCTTTGTCCTAGTAACTAAATCTTGTGATTTTATCTTTGCCATCTCTTATTTATTTATATGGTATGTAAGATGTTTTTCCACCTTTCTTAATAGCTCTCAAAACTTGCTTACGCTGTTTTCCTGTAGACTCGTATGATACATGAACCCAATCTGGATTGGATTCTGTGCCAAACTCCCAAATCAATTGGTCAAAATTTAAATGTTCCTTAATGAAATCAAAAACTTGCTTATTTGTAATCTCTGTTCCATCCATATCAATATCAATCGCTTCACCCGAACAATGCTGCGAGGACAAACTCCCCTTAACCGCCTTATTCAAGGCTACAGAGCGGTACCCAGATGAGATATGAATTGGCCTATCAAAGTGTTCACGAATTGGTTGAAATACATTTTCAGCTAACTTCTTAAAGTTCTCAATATGTTCTGGAGTAGGCATATTGCTTATACCATTCCTTTTAGCAGTTTCACTTCGCATTACTTCTGCAAGCGATAAATTCTTACTTAATTGCATTGTTATTGTCTATTAAATTTAATCATCACTATTGACGCAAGAAGCAAAAATGCAAAAATAACCCACATACCTACCTTTGAATTTTCTCTACGAATAGATACTTTTTCTTTTTTTACATTTTGTTTGTGCTGTTTTGTTTGTGCTTTCAATACAGCCTTTAGACTATCATTCTGAAGTTTCATCATTCTCTCCATGTGACGAAACATCTTCTGCATGTATAACCTCTCTTGCCTGGTCATTCCTGCACTAATTGTATTTGTTATAGTATATGGAAAGCTATCTTTTATAATATGCTTTGTTTCAAACGTATTGTTTGTAGTATTCCATACTGTATCTACCTCGTACTGATAACTCCAAACAGTGTCTGCCTTTATTATAGCTCCTTTTCTTTTGGCTATATCTAAATGCTTTTTTGATTTTTTTAAATGCCTTTCAACAGAACATGATGGCATTAAACTAATACATAAGAATAGTATAATTACTCTATAGATCATCCTTTGTTTTTCTTATAAAAGATGTTGTGCTTTCAATTCCTTTTCTAATTGCCTTTACTGTTCTAAACACAGACTTCAACATATTGTTTCCTGTCATGTCAAACCAATTTTCATTTATTGAAGCTAACTCAATAATTGTAAATATAACAAGCAAAAAGTTTGTAAAAATAGCTGCACTTGGTATTGCTACTCCAGGCCAAAAGAATGATAAAGATCCATTCAAGAATGGAGTAAGCATAAAATAATCCAGTGGAAATACAGCACCTGCAAATAAAAAGTATCCAGCTCCTTTGTATATATAACCCTTTCGGAGCATGCTAGATTTAAACAAATCTCTGAATGGTCTTCCTTCTCTTTTTGATATTACCTTTAATGATATTACCTTAACTATTGTATCAACGCTCATAATAGCTAATAGAATGATAATACATAATTCTATAGGAGCTACTACACCAAGAAGAAATGTTGAAAGGGTAAATATCTTTTTCACGTTAAACTATATATTGTTGTAGTTTATCGTTTACCATTGTCGGGATATCAGAGTCATCCCATGTTGGATCGTATGGCATGTCATCCAATCTTACTCCAAACTGAGCAGTTGTTGTAGTCAAAACAACATCAATAGACAACAACTTATCTACTGCCTTATCTCCAATTGTATTCATAAGAATATCAACTTCTGGATCTGTAATTGTTACACTAAATTGTGGAAATGAATATGTTGGCATTTTTTATATTTTTTAAGTTAAAGTTGTTCCGTTTACTGTAAATGTTCTACAACATAAAAACATAGCATTATTTGCTTTTGGATCAGCAAGGAATTGACCAGTATAATAAAGTTTAATTGCATTTGTAGTTCCAGAAGTATAAGTAGTAGATGTATGAAAATAAGCAGCTGTACTAACATTCATTGGATAGTAATTCAATGAACTAGATTGACCAAAATTACATATACTAAAATATTCTGCAACATTACCAACCCTCCAGCCAGAAAATCCACCAAATGAAGAAGCTAATGCGTTTACTATTGCAGTTGTCCAATCAACTGATCCTTGAGGATTCCTCTGCCACCCTAAAACAGTATTATTTGTTTTATTATATGTAGACCAATCAATTACAATTCCATTATTGTATAAAGTTCCTCCAAACTCATCGCTAAATCTAAAAAATTCACCAAATGGATTAGAATCAAGTAAATTAAAAAAATCTAACTCTCTTCCAGATGTTAAACGGAATCCAGCGTCATCTCCATTTGTATAACTTACAGTTTGACCTGTCTGCATCAATGTGGCAGAGCTACTACCTCCTGGAGTACAAACTATCTCTTGTCCTGGCTCTGCATACATTACATCGCCATTTGAATCAATATATTGTATAGATCTTAAATCCATTATATAGACATTTTTATTGAAATAAAACCAGTAGCTGATCCGCTTACATATCTTAATTTCATGTACCTAAATGGCATGATATCATCAAAAATTGAATAATTGCTTGAATTAGTAAGGTCTATATTTGTAGACAATGTTTTATAATTATTAAATCCATTAACAAGATCATTAGCTACCTCTAAACTAAGTGTTGCGCCAGTTGGATCACCATCAAAAAATATTGATATTGACCAGTCCTTATGACTATCCTTAAATTCAATAATATCACTAGAAAATGTAGTTTCTGCTGGCCAATTTTGAACTTGAACAGAACTAACTGTTGGAATATAGGTTTGTTTTTGTGCTATCATTTCTTTGTACTTTTACCATTTGCGCCTTGTCTGGCTCTATTTTTTTTATAGTGTTCCTTTACTATCTTTCCATTTTTCGTATGACTCATGTCCATCTCGTCTCCATTGCCATACGTTCCAGCCTTTCTGTTGGCCTTATTTAATTCAACTCTTTTTTTAACTTCTTTATCAGATTTGTTGTACTCCTTCTGATATTCAAGTCTCTTTTTTCTGGCCTCTGGATTTGATGCGTAATACTTAGCTGTTCTCCCCTTTGTTGCCATAAAAAATTTTATTTATAAGAAGATCTGGATTATTTAATTGCTCTTGTCTTTTATTACAACCGCAGTCTTCTATTATTCCTAATTCAACAGCCTTCTCAACTGCATATTTTATCCCTGTAGCTTCAGTAAAAAAAGCAACAGTATCACCAAAACCCTCTTGCCTTTTAATTTTTTGAATCATAGTTTTACTTACGACTCTTTTTACCGTTGTTCATGTTCGTAAAATTCATAACAGACGCAAAAGCCATAGCCTCGCCCATGCTCTCCATTACTTCCTTACGATCTTTCTCGCTCTTCTTTAAACGTATTAACTTATCAATATAAGTCTCACACGAATAATATGGTTTCTTATTTATATTCATGATGCAAATATAATTATTATTTTTTACAATTTAAACAATTGGCTCTAATGTTGCCAAATATCCCCACTCCTCAAATTTTAGTATCGAATAAGTTAAAGCTGTATCTATACTTTGTACTTCAGATGTGTCTATAGCTACACTAAAACTATTGAATGGTATATCTGTATAAATGTCCTCGTTAATGTCAAACTGAGATCTGTCGTAATACGTCTTAAATGAAATGTCCATTGTTAAACCGTCTGCGTGTGCAACGTATTCTATTCTTACATAAACTTCAGTAAGTTCAATAGGTGTACCATGTACTTTTATCTGTGCCGTATTTGGCGTTACTATTAATCCCATTAATCTATTCTTTTATATTTTAAATAACTTCCTTTCCAAGTTCTTGATGTTCTACCAGCAGCAGCAGTATTATTCGCAAACCTAAACTTCATTGTTGCATTTGCCGTACAATAAAAGTAAAACTTAATGTCTGCACTTGTCAATACGTTCAAGTCAGCAGTAACAATACCCAACGAAATTGTAATTGTTGACGTACCACCACTACCTTGTATTGATTGTATCGCAGTTGCACTACCCGTATTGTAACCAACGCAAGTACCTCGTGAAGATATGCCTCCAGAAGTTACAGTAAAGTCAAACTTATAATCACCAGTTAAATCATTTCCAGAATAACAAAGAGACATCTCAACCATATAGTGACCACCAGCAACTACCGAAAACTGCAGGCTTGTATCATCTTGCATTGTAGCGTTGTTTGTTACGTCTTGATTTGCACTTTTGACTATTGTAGTAAATCCTGCTGGGTCGCTAATAGTAAATGTTCTATCTGCACTTAAATCTTGTGTACTTCCATTTATTGTTAATGTCCTTGTTTCTGGAACTGGAGTAAATCCAAGTGCGTTTTGTTTCCCATTAAACGTAGACCAATCTGTAGAACTAAGGTATCCATCTACAGATGATGTGGCTTGTGGTATACCAATACTACCGCTTGACGTTATTGTTCCACCAGTAAGTGGCGAACTTGCCGTTATAGATGTAACAGTTCCACTGCCAGATCCTGCCGCTACTGGAACCCATAAAGATCCGTTATATCCAAGTAAATTTCCAGCTACTGGCGGAGTAGTTATTAAATCAACGTCATGTATTTCATCAAGCTCATAACCATTCTGAGTCTTTACATATATCTGTCCATTACCAGCATTTGCCTTCTCAACAATGCCAATATATACGAGATGATTTGGCGCATACGGCTTTACGTTTGTATAAGATCCAGCTGTTGCTCCTAAATACAATGTGTCTCCATCGGAATACATACCAGTGTTTAGACCGTCAAGTACACCCTGGCATATAACCATACCGTTCTGACCTGCCCCTATATCCTCGGCCGCTAGACCAAATGTCTTAGCACTTGTTGCGTCTGATGTATTGTACGCAAGTTTGACAGATGCCTTGTTGCCTGTTGCTTGATATAGATATACCGCATGTCCTTTTGTTATAGTAGATGCCTCAGCGTTATGCACATATGCATGCATAGTCTCTCCTATCCTACTTACTACATTTGATGTATTCAATAAATAAGAAAGTGCTCCACTCGCCCCATCATATATAATTTTACCAGCTCCAATTGATGACACTGGTGTTAGGTTAAAACTTATATAGTCTGCATTAAGTCCATATATCCCAAGATCCACATCCTGTGTTGCTCCCACGTAGGGAACATATCCACTTGATGCAGGAGTTGCCCAAGTGCCATCACCCCTCAAGAAAGTAGTACTATCTGCCGTACCAGTGCCTAGGTTGAATGTTGGTATTAAGTCATCCAATGAAAATGGAATAACCTTGTCTAATACCTTCTTTAATGGCCTTGGAAATATACTCATATTGTTTGTTCTTGTCACAAATTTAGCATATTTTTGCGACATATGGTTGGTACTGTAAGAGGAAAAAAGGTCTACTTAAAGACAAACAGAAGAAAGAAAAAGAAAAAGTTAATATGTGTTAGGACAGAACCTCAACACAACTACATGAAGTATTGGAAGGTTATCAGATACTGGGCCACTAGAACATACGAAGTTACAGGACCAGAACTTGAGATGCTGTTCTTCCTACATGACGAAAGGCTGTTCAAGATATCACAGTTCGACAGGTACGATAATATATTTAGCTGGAACAACAAAAGATTCTACGACCTGCAAAGGAGGGGGTTCATACACGTGTGGAGGGAAGGAAAGTGTAACGAGGCAAGACTGTACGAGCTTACATTCAAAGCAAAAAAGATGATAACGAATATCTACAAAAAAATGAATGGTGAAGAACCCATACCAACATCGGAAAGAAGGAACCCAGTATTCAAAAAAAATGGCACATACTCAGATAAAGTATATGCCATGGCTATAGTAGACTTCAACAACGAACTTAAACAATCAAAGCAACGTCACGATATTGAATGATTCGGTACATCTTGCCATTGTAACGGTAGTCGTGACCTTGAACAGCATCGTAAACTATAGTATCACCTATCTTTACCGTCTGAATATCATCAGACACTAGCTCAACAACACCTTCCTTGTATCGCTCCTTTGATGATTCTTCTCCAGTCATCAACAGTCCCATTGATGTTTCTTGAGTCTCCTTTACAGTAGGAAGAACCATTATATAATTATTCAACGCTTTCATTCTCTCTTACATTTGTTATAATAGCATTCGTACTAAGTATTGTAGTCGCAACAGATACAGCATTCTTCAGTGCTGTCTTTGTTACCTTCGCAGGATCAATGATACCCATCTTAATCATGTCACCATACTTCTCGTTCTTAACGTCAAGACCAAATCCATTCTTACGATTGTCTATAATTGGCTCAGCACACTCAAACCAATTAAGTCCTGCGTTCTCGCATATAGTCTTAAATGGTGCTCCAATAGCAGAGTTCATAATAGATCTCGCCATATCGTCATCGTTATTCTTGCCAGGCTTCACGTATCGCATCGCATCAATAAGGCCAATCCCACCACCTGGTAGTATACCCTCCTCAATGGCTGCCTTCACAGCTAGAACCGCATCGTCAACTCTATCACGCAACTCCTTCTGCTCAATGTCAGAGTTTGCTCCAACGTATATAACGCCTACTCCTCCAGAGATATTGGCAATACGCTCATTGGTAAAGTCAATATTCGCATCCAATGTTTCAAGCTCCTTAGATGCCTCAAGCTCCTTAATATGATGCGCCAATGCCTCATTATCGTCTGTTTCTGGGATTATGATGGTTTGATCCTGCCCAACGATTACCTTCTTAACTCTACCAAGTCCTTCAACACTACATAGTGCCAAGTTGTCTCCAGTGCCCTCTGAGTAATAGTGTGCCCCCAAAGCAATCGCTATGTCTGTCATCATATCACTCTTCCTGTACCCGAAGTTCGGTGGTATGATGTTACACACCTTGATCTTACCCTGCACTACGTTCATATTAAGAGTAGCCAACACCTGCGGAGAAAGCTCTCCAATAATAAGAAGCGGCTTGTTCTCTGAAAGAACGTGCTTAATTATTACCTCTATGTTTGACAAGTTAGAAATCTCCTGGTCCGTCATTAGCACATACGCATCCTCAAACACACACTCCGACTTCTTGTGATCGTTTATGAAGTACTTAGATGACCAACCTCTATTTACTCGTATACCCTTGATCACCTCAGAGTAGGTCTTAGTTGTCTTACTGTTCTCAACAGTTACGTGATTGACCTCAGAGTATACATCAGAAATCAACTTACCAATTACTGGATCGTTGTTCGCAGAAATAGTAGCCACATCCAAAAGCATCTTACCACTTACTGGCTTAGACATCTTGTCAAGCCTTTCAATAAGCTCATCACATACCTTGTTGATTGACCTCAGAACCTGCGTCTTGTTGAACTTGTTGTCACTAAGAGCATCGTATGAGTCCATGATAGCTCTAGTAAGCACAATTGATGTAGTCGTACCATCGCCAGCAGAAATGGCAGTCTTTGAAGCTGCCTCCCTCACCAGCTGTACTGCCAAGTTCTGAACTGGGTTGTATAGGTTGATGCTCTTGGCCACAGTAACACCATCCTTAGTAACAGTTACACCACCTATGTGGTTCTCAGATTCAAGCAACACAGTCTGCCCACATGGGCCAAGTGTTGATGCAACAGCATCTGATATCTGATCAATTCCCTTTTTTAATTCTTTTCGACCTTTTTCGTCTAAAAAGACTTGCTTTATAACCATAATTGAATAAATTTTATTTGATTTCTGTGCGAATATAACAATTTTAAATAAAAAACCCACCGAAAGGTGGGTAAATTTTATTTTTTTCTTTATTTTAATCTTCGTACTCTAAGAATGTTAGCATTGAATACTTTTCTTCTTTAGTGTAAGTGACTCTTGTTGTCTTATTGTTTGATAGCTGAACATACTCCCACTCTAGCATGTAAACATTAGGTTTAAATATCAACTCTGTCATCGGTCTGTCAAATCTAACGCTATCCTCAGATAACATTCCTTTTAAGAAGTCTAATATATACTCATCGCTGTTGTCTTGGAAAAACATCACTCCTGCATATTCTTCTCCTTCTACCATGAACCATTCTTTAGTTGGTGCATTTTCAATAAATAAGTTTTCTGCTTCTTGAGAGAAAGATACTAGTGCCGACAATGACACAACTGCTGCTAAAAAAATTGCTTTCATGTTCGTTTGTTTTAATGTTACAATACGAATATATGTAAAAAAAAAATAACCCACCAAACTTTTGATGGATTATTTTCAAAAAAAAATTATTTTTTATTTATTATCCCTTTTTTTTCATTGGGATATAATTAGTATACCATTTTCCACCACTCATTGGCTCAATTGGTTTTCCAGTTGCATCTTTTCTAAGAATTACTTTT